ACTTATATAATATATCATACAAGTCTTTTTGAATAGCACCCAAATCTTTGGAACAAATCGTGAGTCTGAGACTGAGTATTTTGATCCTTTCGTGTAACTTGTCAATTTCTTCCATACACACGTATACTATTCACTGCTATATAAGGCTTACCCCCTTCTATATGAAATGACTCAAAACAATTTTTCGCCCTTCGGGCAACCCGTTTAGTGACTAGGTGGCAGTAGGTCTTTAAGTTCCTTTATCTTGTCCTCGCATAGAAAGGAAAGTTTCCAGAATGTCCTTTTTTGAGCATGTGGTATATCGTCCATATGCTTCGCCTTACCATACGTCAATTCAAACCATCTTATTATATTGCTATAGTCTTCAGGTTCTAGTTCTACCATATTTCTATTTATATACTATATTTAATAAACATTGTGTAGCTGGTTAGTAAATCCAGCCCTCCCAATTTGGGTATGCATACTCACACCACTACACACATATCAATCTTTTTATATTAAGATAAGTATTACTGTATATGGGTCTCTTAAATAAGAAGGCAACAAAGCACACACATGACGATGGAACTGAACATAGCCACGCAAATGGCGATGTATACCACGAGCATGGTAAAGAATGTCTTTGTGGTGAAGCAAGAAGTATTATATGCAAACTACATGGCGACAAGTGACAAAAACGTTACAAATCATTAACAAAGTATATAAGGTAGCAACCATTCATTAATTTATGGGATTGAGGTCAACTTTATCTACAGTATTGAAAAATGTTAGAAATATCAACAAAGGCTATACCGAAACAACAACAAGACCATCAGTAGCCCAACCTTACATGAGCACTGATACAGGTGCTAAATTACCAATATTTCCATTTCCACTTATAATGATTTATGAGTTGGCAGATAACATAGACGCTTTAAGAATACCTATAGAAACTCTCAACAGAGAAATGTTTAAGAATGGTTTCGAAGTAGTTGAAAAATTTAAATTTAAATGTGCAAACTGTGGCAAGGAATTTCAATACAAACCAATTAAGAATGACTTGAAAGACGAACAGCCATTTGAACAAAACCAAGACAATGAATCAAGCCAATTACCAAGAAACGAGGCGAAGAAGGCAATAGCACATGAATTAAATACTGAACAAGACATGGAGTGTGATACATGTGGAAGTAACGACTTGATAAGACCAGTTCCAGAAAATAGAAAACTGCTTGAAACAATGTTAGAGAGTCCAGTAAACGGAAACAACCAGACACTGGAAGACTTGTCAAGACAGTTGGAAAGGGATTTGGAAATTGCAGACAATGCATATTGTTTAATATTAAAAAATTATAAAATTGATGATAGAACGGGAAAAATTGATACTAAAAATACAGAGATTAAGGAATTTCTCAGGGTAGACCCACCTCAAGTTGCGTTAATCGCAGACTCTGACGGAAGAATAGGGTATGATGACAAGCGAAATGCCATATTTGTGTGTCCAAGATTCGAACATCGTGATAAAAGACTTACAACACCAAAGTGTGACAGGTGTGGAGCAGAAGCATTGAAGGCAGTGCTTGAAGTTAACTCTGTTTACTCTATAGGAATACCACAACCAAAGCGTGTAGTTTATGGTGAAGGTGAAATTATTTGGAAGGCAGGAAAATACAAACCATCACTGCTTTATGGATACAGTCCAATTTATTCAGTTTGGTCAAAGGCTATGGCACTAAGTCATATGGACGAGTATATCAGAAAATACTTCGACAAGATGAGACCACCAAGAGGTATGTTAGTTATCGCTTCACGTAATTATGAAACGTTTAGAAAGTCATGGGACGTTCTTGAGCAAAAAGCAATAGAAGACCCCTACATGATACACCCACTTTTAGTTGAAAGTGACAAGGGTGGCAAGAATATGGCTCAGTGGATTGATTTCACTGGAAGCTTAAAGGAATTAGAATTTACAGAAATTAGAAGGGAACTTAGAATGATTATAGGAGCAGTGTTTGGAGTGCTACCACTTTACTTTGGTGAACTACCAAGTGGCTGGTCACAAGAAGGATTACAGGTTACAATTACAAACAGAGCAATCAAGTGGGGACAAGATGTTTTATATCAAGCGTTCCTAAGAAAGTTTGCAAAGTTAATGGGAGTTGAAGATTGGGACTTGAGGCTAAAAGGTGGAGAAGAGAATGACAAGTTAAGAGACTTGCAGATACAAGGCGTAGAGATACAAAACATGGCTGCTATGCAAGCTATGGGCTTTGAAGTTGCAAGAACACACACTGGAGAGTTTAAGGTATCTAAGAACCCAATAATAAACCCACAGATGATGATGTTGGAAGGCAAGGCTGCCGAAGACGAGAAGCCAAACACATCTGGTTCAAAGGGAAGAGGCAGAGGAACTGCTGCACCAAAGGAAGACCAGCAAGAAATGGACGGCAAACCTAAAAAACAGAGACCATCAGACAAGGGTGGTGTAGGTCAAGGAAGTCCTTCAAGTGGAAAGGGAACAAGTCAGTCCAAGAAATCAGATCCTTTAATTAATCTAGAACCAAAGAAATTTCCAGATGGAATAACACCAGCTAATTTTGAAGTAGTAAAAAGAACATTACAGAGTTCAATAGATTTTGACTGGACTAAAAAAAGAACAGTTGAAGAATTAAGAAAAAGTTCTAGCATGACTGTGAGAGACGCAAGGGAATTGGTCAAACAGGAACTTGCAGACGTAAAACGCTGGGAAGAGGAAGAATTTTAACCCTAAAAGTTTATAAACACCGAAAATAATGATAATTATGGCAGATAAAAAAAGCAAAGATAAACCAAGGGAGAAAGCCACAGTAAAGGTAACCGTTAAAGAAGTAACTGTAGGAACAGCAGCACTAAAACCAAAAGTAACAAATGTTTACAGTGCAGATTTTTCTGAAATAGACGATACAATAGAACAAATCAAGAAGGAAGTCAGAAAAATTTGTCAAAATGACTATGCTAGTAACAACTGTTACCTAATACTTCAAGAAGCGTTGAAGAAAGTAGTTTTGGCTAACCATTAAGTTGGCAACAAAATTAAATGTTGATACTGGTGGTCAAGATATTGGTAAAAAATTATGGGACAAACATCAAAAAGATGAATATACTCACGTAGATAATTATAAAGAGGCAGTTTGTCTTAATTGTTTTAAGAAAGACGCAGCTTCGGCTACAATCGTAACTATTTGTGGTGAGTGTGCAGGTAAGAGAGGTAGAGAACCACTACTTGCAAAGATGTCTGACAAGTTTTATGGTCTTTGTTATTTTTGTGGGGAACATAAATTCCACATAGAAGAAATTAACGCAAGATTTTGTCGCAGATGTCATAGAAAGATAGCAAACGTTACAAAAGAATACAACAAGAAGGGTGGACTCTACGCAAATCCATTTTGGTCAAGAGTTAAAAAGAAAAACGGTAAAGATTGGCGACAGTTATTTTCTGGCAACCTTGGAAACAGGCGTTAAGAGAATAAATTCAATTCTATTTGACGCTAGATTAAAAAACTTCTTAGTCCAGTCTATTTTTACGTTCTTTTTTGGCTTATCACCCCAAAATCTTCCAACTTTAAAGAATATTTGTGGTTTTCTTAAGATTTTTTTGAAAAACATGATTTTTTCACCTTTTGGTTCAAAAGATACATCGTCATACTTTACAAGCCTTTCGTTACCCTTAAGATATTTGTCTATATTGTTTTTTTGAAAGCAACTTATAGATCTTGATGTGTCTGGTCTGTCAAAATATTTTTCACAGTCAAGAACAATCATAATTTTTTCATCTTCTGTTACCCATATGTCTTGTAATGGTAATGATGTTTCATTTACTTCTAGTTTTGGAGATACAGTATGTTTATTTCGTAAAACGTATTCGTCTACTGTGTCATATACATGAACACTTATACCCATGAATAGTGTAACATATCTTTATTAATAAAGGTTTTGTTTTATCGGCATGGTAGAAGATGGTAGTAAGCAACCATGTGAATGTGGTTCGTCACAGTTCGGGTATTATGCAGATCAGGGTATATGTTTCGTATGTTTTGCATGTGGCAGATTTTCTTTAGACGGGTTTAATGACGAGATAGAGTTATTATTTAAATCAGACCCAATGGTATTATTACACCTAATACAAGAAGGTCATTTAAAACCATTATCTGGTATAAATGAATGACACTATAATTTAAATACCTTTAATACAATATAATAACATGATTGAAGCGTATTTTGGTGACATATTTGCTGAGATAGTCTTAGCCGTCATTCTAGGTGTTGGTGGTCTAATAATAGGTTATTTCAGAAAAATATCAAAAACCCAAACAGACTTGTGCAATAAAGTGGCTAACCTAGAAAAAGCCCTCATTATTTTATGCACAGCGTTAGACAGGCAGACTAACAGGCTACACAATGAAGAAGACGTAAACAGTGATTTACAAGATCTCGTGCGTAAGATCATTAAAGATAACAAATAACTTTATATAATCGAATCTCGGTGCTGGTATATGGTAGAAGCATTAGTTTTAGTCGCAGTTGCAGCCATTATAGGTGCAGGATTGAATACCTTGAGAGGATATTTACATTCTAAAGAACCTTACAGTGCAAAGAAGCTGGCAGGATCTATAATAATAGCAACATTTGCAGCACTTGCTCTGTCCCAATCAATAATAGTTGAGGGATTAACAACAGAAGGTGTAGCACTGATTGGTTTGGTAACAGGCTTTTCTGCTGACTATGCAATAACAAAAGCAAAAAAGTAGGTGTTTTTTAGGTATAAAATATATACCACACTTTTTCCTTTTTTTTAAATCTTTAAATAATGCAAGTAATTATATATGTCATGAAGATTGGAACATTGAGAACCAAGTCAATGACGGTTTTAGATTCAACAGACGAAAATAGATTTTTTGAGGGTTATCTCACAGTTGAGATGAAAGACAAACAGGGTGAAATAACAGTAGTTGATGAACTATACAAAGTTCTTCCAATATGGGTTGACAGGGGAGCACCAATTACAGATACACATTCTAACAGGGTTATTGGTAAAGGTATAAATTTTGCAAAGACCACAGTGGAAGAAGGTGGGGTATCATATCCTGCAATTAAGATAACTGGTAAAATACACAAGAATTATGAATTAGATACTGATATTTGGGAAAAGATAAAATCTGGTGAATACAAGGGTCTTTCGTTTGGTGGAGCAACAAAGGCAAACAGAGTTCCAAGAGTAATGAAAGATGGAGAAGTTGTATATGCACTTACAGATCTGGAACATTATGAGGTAGCAGTATGCAAAGACCCAGCAGTTCCATTGGCATTAATTACTGATTATAATACACTTGCAAAGGCAACAATTCCGTCAGAACCTAGGGGAGATGGTAAAGAAATAATCACATGCACTAAATTTGGCTGTTATGTTAACAAATACGAAGGCATAGATGAACCAGAATATCATGATGGGTCAAATAAATCAAATAAAAAAAGACAAGTTATTACACAAGAAGATCAAGATAAAGTTGAAGGATTAGAATTAGCAGAAAATAATAGATCAGAATTACAACATGAGAGAAAAGGTGGTGAAGACTTTTCAAACGCAGACATAATTCCTGCAACAGTAACCAATACTGTATCACAAAGCACACAGACTGCAAAGCCTATTAAAACACCTGAAAAGGTAGGTGTAAAAGAAAGCGAGGGTGGAGTCAAACTTAACGTAACTCCATTAGAAGGTGGTATTGCCGACAATAAATTTACCAAAGCTACAACAGCATTAAGTGGAACTGGTGGTGGGGTTAGAGCAAACATACCAGACGGAATAAACAGACAAGATGGTGGTAATAGTAATCAAGTAACAGAGGAAATTGAAGAATTAAAGAAAGCAGATATAAACAAAGTAATAGGAGCAATATTGGCAGGTGCAGCAAGAATAAAATCGGGTTATACAACCGAAGAAGGAAACATACAGTTAGGCAATCCATCAATACCTACAGAGAAGAAAGAGAAACTAACAAGTTCGTTAGGTGCTCAAAACAAAGAAACAACAGTAACAACAAGCAAGATAGAAAAGGGTAATTTTTGTCCAACATGTGGTGATAAAATAACAGATGAAATGAAAGAGACTTATACAGAAACAAACAGACCTCATGCTGATTGCATATCATGTGGTCAAAAGAAGAGAATAGCAGAACGAGATAGAAAAGATGAAGAATCAATGGAAAAAATAACAGATAGTATACACAGAGGTTTGGCTCGTAGTGGAGTAAAAGTTACTCGTTTTAGTCGAGGTAAAACCCCTACAACTATTAACTAAGCAATCTTTATATACCCTTTATATATAGGTTCTATAAGAACATGGTCAACGAAGACAATTCTAACAAACAAGTTGAAGAATCAGAAATCACCAAAAGTGAAGATGATACTCAACGAGTTGATACGGAAAAATCTTTCCAAGAAACTGTAAAATCAGGTTTTGACACACTGACAGAAGTTGTTCAGTCTATTGCTGAAACACAAAAGGCAACGCAAGAAACCTTAGGTGGATTAGACAACAGATTGAAAGCACTAGAGACACCAACTGACTTGCCACTTTCCCCAAAAGGAACAGCAGCATCACAGGACGTTGGAGCAAAAGTAACAGTTCCAGATACCTATCAATCAAACTCTAAACAAGTAGGTTTAGATTCTGATAGACAGGGCGAACTAAAACCAAGCTCAGACAAGGGTGGACTAAAAATGCAACAAAAATCAGATGATACAGGACTAGTAGAGAAAGCACAGCATACTTTTACAACCGAAACCCCTCGACCAAATGCAGCCTTAGAAACTGTTGATAAATCTATCAAAGATGAGTCAATGATTTTGAAAGACGCACGAGCAGAAGGGTATGAAGGTTTGTCACAAGTAGCTAGAAACATTCTCTCAGGAAAGTATTACACGCCTTCAGACGACATTGTAGGAGCATACTAAATTGGTTCAAATCAAAACAATCGATGAACTAGAGGCTCTCTATTACGGACACAACAGAAACCTTCTTAGAAAGGCTGACGCACCAATCACTACCTCGACAGCAGGAACATTCAATGCTATTTTCGGGGCATACGCATGGGCACAGCTCAACCTTGAAGCCAATGCCTTTGGTATTTTACCAAAGTATCCTTGGGACAAATCAGGTTGGAGGGTTAT